CTTATCATACAATTCCAAGAAAGATTGCTTGGTCTCGTCATCGAAACGATTCAGGCAGACCTTAATTGCCTTGACGCGATCAGAGAAGATGCTGTAGGCACGGATGACATGCACCAAGCGGCGGGTAGAGATCACCTCGTCAACACCACCGTCAGCAAAAGTCTTGCGGATGATGTCTGCCCAGGCGACAAGGTTGGAGATAAACTTGTCGTCGCAGCAGTCAAGCTCAGAGCAGTAATTGTTGAGCATCTTTGCCTCAATCTTCTGAGTGGGATACTCTTGCTCGAAGGTGATCGGGAAACGCTCAAGGAATGCTTCGTTGAGCACGTTGGTGCCGATGAAGCGACCGTCTTCGCTGCCCTTACCCTTGGTGTTGGCAGTGGCAATTACAGTGAAACCATCAGCAGGAGTCACATACTTGCCAATCTTCTTCAGGAAGACACCCTTGCCCTCAAGAATAGACTGGAGACAGAGGATTTTGTTGGATGCCAGATCGATCTCATCCAGAAGGAGGACAGCGCCTCGCTCAAGAGCCTCAATGACAGGACCATTGTGCCACACAGTATTACCGTCAACCAGACGGAAACCGCCAATAAGATCGTCTTCATCAGTTTCAATAGTAATGTTGACACGAATCAACTCGCGCCCAGTCTGAGCACATGCCTGCTCCACACCAAGGGTCTTGCCGTTACCAGACAGACCAGTGATGAAGATAGGGTAGTAAATACCACTGTTGATAACCTTCTTCAGATCAGCGAAGTTACCGAATGGGACAAAGTTTTTGTCTTTAGATGGGATCAATGACTCTCGTTGCTGTTGGGTAGTGCAGTCAATATTCTCAACTTGAAGAGTGTGCTCCAGTTGCTCACGCATCTCACTGACTGTCAGATTCCACTTACCACGACCTGCCTTGAAGGTGTCAAGACGCTTGGTGATAGTGGGATAGGAAACATTGAAGTAGTCAGCAGCAGCAAGCAATTGCTCGGTCTTGACTTGCTCACCGTAGGTATTGGTGAGATAGGAGACCAGGGTCTCGGTGGTCAGGTCAGACTTGGCAGGCATTGGTGTGTCTCTCGATTACCTTGTAATTATACTGCCTCCAGGGGAGCATAGCGGTCAATCCAGGACGGTTTGCGATCTGGCACCCTCAGGTAGTTGGTTGGCACCCAGGGTTTGCTTGCGATGTAACGCTGGTATGCCTCATGAGTAGAGATAGAATCATCATATTTCCACTCATCAGGCATCGCACGAGCGAAGGGAGTATGTTTTTCAGGGCAACCATGCTGATACAGAAGACCAGCAAAGACTAAACTCTTTTTACAAGAATGACGTTTGTTATATCTATACTCATATTCGTCACAAAGTGCAATACCATGCTGCAATAACCACGCAATGTTGTGGTCAGATTCTGCTACCCATTTGGTGCATGGATGATTACGAAAGGCACCTTTCTTTGTGGCATATGCACTACCATCTGTCTTTAGAATAGGACCAATGTCCTTATACCAAGGAGAATAAACCACTGCGAGCATCTGACAACACTCCAGTGGCATTTTTACAATGTGCTTGTCAGGCAACTCAGTTGCCGACAGCACAGGATCATCATGCGTAGCAAAGATATTCATGCAATTTGAGTGATGAAGGACGACAGGATCTTTTTGTTGTTGGACTTACTCTTGAGAGACTTTTTGAATGCACTCTTGATCTGTGCATTAGTTGCGTCAACGTCAACAGCAAACTCAGAATCAGTATTTAGATTCTTAGCGTTGATGAAATACAACTCCTGGTAACCATTGATTTTCATAGCAACACACTTGTCACGGTTGAAGACCTTCTTATTTTTGTGCTGGTCATCAGCAGACAAACCACTGTATTGCAGCATAGAAGTGAGATCACGAGCAGGTCCGATACGGAATCCAAGGAAGTTACACTGAGGAAAACGACCTTTCATGTAACGGAGGAGTTGTGCAGTCATACCGTTATAACCTGGATTGTAAGTGCGACCAGTCTTCTTGCAACGAAGCGTAACACCATCACGCATCACAGAAAACAGAGGCACAGCATCACCATTGTAATCACGGATGATCCACTGACGAGAATACTGTGCTTCACCATCGGTAAGGATATTGACGTGGACTTTTTCAACATTGTGCTTGCCTTGGAAGTTAGGAATGAGACCTTGCAGGCAAACGATTGCTTCATTCAGAGGAGTGCCAGACAGGTGAAAGCACGGAGGGAGAGCATTAGGGCATTGATGACGTGCTTCATAGTCGGTGCGTTGCTGACCGTAATGCACATCATAGTGGAAGGAATTACGCCAGATATACTTTGCCATCTTATCAAAAGTGGCATTGTTGAGGTCACTACTCAACAGATTCAGCATAAAGAAGTGTGCATCGATTGCGAAACCATCGTGAATAGCATTCTTTTTCTTGAAGTCTTCAAAGTCATAGTCGGCAGGGACAAACAAACCGTCGTTGACGAAAGCATAGACATCAAAAGGAATACCAGTTTTACGACAGAAGAGACAGAGAGACAGCAGTTGCTTGTAAGTGTCATGGATAACCTCTGCCATGGATCCTGACCAGTCCAGCAGGAAGATCAGACCATGATTCTTGCCATCAGGACGGACAGTGACTTTTTTGAAGAGATCTTCGTTGAATTTGTAAGTGTGCAGTTTCTTGGTGTCAAGCACACCAGTGCGAGATACTGACTCACGAGAGTATGCAGCAGCAGATTTCTTCAACTCAAATTCTTTGGCAAGATAGTTGACCTCACGAGCACACTCACGCTTGAATTTACGATACTCATTGTCAACAAAGGTCCAGTCGGTCTTGATGATGTCACTACCATCAACCTCAGCCCAGTATTCCTCTGCCATATCAATCAAACGCTGAGTCTTGACAGTGTGATAGTCAAGATCAGGAGTATTGACTGTAACATAGTGGGTTTCATTATGCTTCCACTGACTGGTGATGTCTTTCAGTTTTTCAGTCAGAGCAGCATCAGTGTCAGACTCTAGATCATCCATGGGAGCACCACCATCAGGATATTCCTCACCACCCTGGTCAGATTCTTCCTCTCCAGGTTGATCAGACTCATCAGAAACGTCCTGAGCACTCTCATCAGACTTACCTTCAGACTTCTCAATGGAAGTGTCACCAGTGTCCTTGTTAGACAGGGGAGCAAGGTGCTGCTCCTGCTCACGTTTCTGCTTCTCAAACTCAAAAATAGCAAGGGCAGCAGCAATCGCTTCCTCAAATGTCTCTGCAGCGCCTACAGCGTCACACAGAGGCGTCTCAGAGGCATCAAAAGGCAACATCAGATGTGCTCCCACCTTGTAGTAAAGGTTGATACGGTCGATCAACTTCATGGTGGTGAGATCTTCATCCTTGACAGAGAAGAAATCACGAGAATGCAGGTCTTGATACCCAGCATAGAAGTCCTTGGTCAGACCAGGAAACTTACGCTTCATCAACTTCTCAATGCGAGCATCCTCGGTCACATTGACGTAGGATTTAGGGCAAGGGAGGTTATCCAGCGAGTCATCGTTGGGTGTGTAGAGAGCATGACCGACTTCATGACCCACCAGCATGGTATAGGTGCGGTCACTGACCTCCCAGATAGGCAGGACAAGGGTGCGAGTCTCTACGTTGAAGGAAGCAGTCTCACAAACCTTGTGCTCGATGATCAGATTCTCAGTAGCGAGCAGTTTGGCGAGTTGTCCCTTGACTTCGTTTTGAAACATGTGACCGTTGCTTGTATGCATACATTATAAGACCCCCAGGACGGATCCCAGGGGTCTGTGGACACTATTTGGACTGGTCCACGGTCATCTTAGAGAAGTCGTTGACCTTTTCAAACTGGATCGTGGTCTCAAACTTGTCCAGGAGGACCTCTCCTTTGTGTGAAATGACGAAGAGGTTGGTTTTCTTGTCCAATCCTTTCAGGATTTTCATCAACTCGTCTGTTGCTGTGGAGTCTAGCGAAGAATCAAACACCTCGTCAAGGATGAGGAGGTTAGTTGATGCTGAATTCTTCATCTTTGCGATGTCTCGCCAGGTAAACAGCAGTGCGAGGTCAATCTTTTGCTTCTCACCCTCAGAGAATGACGCATAAGAGAATTCATCACGGAATCTAGACTTGATAATCTCGTTAAATCCCTCATCAAGGGTAAAATTAACGAAGAAATCCATACTTTGCAGGTATTTGTTGATCTGCATGTTGATCACAGGGATGAATCTGCTGATGATCTTGGATTTGATGCCTGTATCTTTCAAAAGATTCGATACCATCGAAAGATTTGTAGCATCAATATTGACTTTGGCACATCTCTCAGCAGTTTCTTTCAACTCATCCTCAAATTTATGCAGTTTCTCCTCTTCTTTAGTGATGTCAGGGCGATCCTCATTGACTTGGGCAATGATTTGTGAGTTTTCCTTGAGCATCTTACCATTTTGCTTCTGCAACGTGGTGATTTCATACTGCAATTCGTTGATCTGCTTCATCTTCAACTGATAATCCTTGAGATTGTCAGTGACTTTCTTGATCTCACCGCTAATTTGAGTGATACCACCTGCTAGTTTGACCAGTTTACCCTCAGCAAATGCAGTCTTAGACTTTTTGATGTCTTCAGTCAGTCCTTGAGAGCATGTAGGGCAGGTATCATTATCAGCATAGAAAGCAATCTCCTTCTGTGCCTTGTCAAAATTCTGTTGGATCTTGACTCGCATGTCACGGAGTTGATCATACTTCTTCTCAGTGAATTGATAGGCAGCAACCTCTTCGGTAAGGGTGTTGATCTCTTTTTGTGCCTCACCAATGCGTGTGAGATTGGTAGTTTGTTGCTCCTCGTTAGCGTTGAAAGATGATTGCAGTTTCTGAATGTATTCCTCATTCATCTTCTGGAGATTCAGGCATGAAGATCTCTGGAGATTCACCTGCGACTCATGCAAGTTATACTCATGCTCGCAAGTCTTAACGCTTTCTTTAACGTCCTTGATGCGATCTTTGAGTAAAACATTCATTCTCGAAAAGATTTGAATGTCCAAGAGATCTTCGATAACTTCTCTTCGATGAGCAGCAGGCAACTGCATGAAAGGAACAAAAGTGCTACTTCCCAGAATAACAACTTGAGTAAAAGATTTGAAGTTAAATTTGAGAATCGATTGCTCCAGATATTTTTGATAGTCTTTATTTGCTGCATCTTGATCGATCAGCGCCCCGTTACGATAAATCTCAAAGATGCCTGGCTTGATGCCACGGACAATCTTATATGCAACGCTGCCAATAGAAAACTCAATCTCAACTACGCATTCGCGCTCGTTAATACTATTGACCAGTTGTGGTTTATTTATCTTACGGAAGGGTTTGTTGAATAAACCGAAACACAATGCATCAAGAAGAGTTGATTTACCTGCACCATTTGATCCTACGATGAGGTGGTTGGGAGAATCATTGATGACAACTTCTGTAAATGCGTTGCCTGTGGACAGGAAATTCTTCCAACGGATCTTCTCAAATACAATCATGGGGTGGGATCACAAAATCATCAGGTTGTATAACAGTAAACTTATAACCGTAATTCATACAGTTTTGTTTTACTGCGTCTTCTTCTACTTCAGTAACTGTCAACTCTCGTTTATAGTCACTTGCTACAAGCATCTCATAATACCTCTCAGCGTCGTCTTTGTCAACAAACATCTGGACGACACGCTCAATGGTGTCGTCATCTCTTACGGCATAAACGCCGCCAGTGCTTTCGTCAACTAAGACAAACATACTAGACCTCTAGTGCTTCTAAGTATAGGGACTTAAGAATCCCAAATATCTGATCTTTATTACCAAAGTCAGAGACACAAGTCTCTAGGATAGTAAGAGTATCTTCAACTTCAATATTGTTATCTACTTCTTCGAGGTCATATGAGAGATCCTCAATGATCTTAAGATCGGCAAGGTTTGCACCCTGAAGAATTCTAACTACCTTATCAAACTTAACTTGATCTTCCTTTGATTCAACTACCAGTTTAACAAATGACCCCTCAAGTTTTTTGAGGTCTTTGTCAGTGATGTAGATATCATCAGTATAGTAGATTTTGTTGAAGATGTTGTATGGGTTTTTGAAGAAACCCATCTCCAGAGTATCAGTATTTAGGATGTGAAACCCTCGTTTTTGCTTATAGTCATTCCAGAAGAGTTGGTAGGGATTACCCAAATAGTTAATCTGGTTTTTACGACTCTTCATGTGGAAGTGACCAGAGCAGACAAGATCAAACTTACTGAAGTTTGTAGGATCATCTCCATGCTCCATATGGTGCCCAGGGATTGCTTCAAATCCATTCAACTCAAGGTGCCCTAAGCAGACAGAAGCATCAGTTTCTTCCACCATCTTCCACGCTTGCTCTCTGTTATCATCACAGATCCAAGGAAGAAGAAGCATCTTGCGTCCATCCACAAGAATCTCACTAGGCTCATCAATGACATCAATGTTGTCATACTCACCCAACAGAAGATTGGGTGCGTTGATCTTCAGAGTATTCTTATAGTAGATGTCATGGTTGCCACAGAGCATAGTCAACTGAATGCCACGCTCTGCTAGTGGGGTAAACCACATCTCTTTTGCTGCATCTAGAGATGCAAAGTTAATACTTTTCCTTTTATCAAAGGTATCGCCAAGGCAAATAACATGAGTAATGCCTACCTTA